GCAGCGTGTCTGTGATCGCGTTGGCGATGCCAGTGCCGCCCTGGCCGTCAATCCCGGCGAACTCTTCTACAAACTTTAGAAACTGATTCGTCACGTCAGTGACCGCCGGGGCAAGGTTGCCAAGCACCTGCCCTGTGATGCCTTGCACCGTAGCGGCCACAAGGTCGAAAGCGTCGTTCATGCTCGTGACGTTGTTGACCTGCGTCTCATCGACGATCACTCCGAGCCTTTCGGCACGGGCTTGCAGTTCCTCGATACTGTCTGCACCGGCACGAAACAGCGGCGCGAGTGCGGCACCCTGCTTGCCGAACACCTCGACCGCAGCGGCGGCACGATCCGCGACGGTGGGCAGCGTCGAGATAGCATTGCCGATAGCTGAGAACTGCTCCTCTGGCGACAACGCACGCAGTTCACCGACAGACAGGTTGATCGCTCGCAGCGACTTGTCGAGTGCGTCACCGGGAGCGGCCTTGCCGATGCTCACCGCGAGCCGCTGGACGGCGGTTCCGAACTGTTCCGTATCGACGCCAGCCAGGTTCGCGGCGAGTGAGTAGCCTTGCAAAGCCTCCACGCCGATGCCAGTGCGCTGGGCAAAATCGTCAAGCTGGTTGATCGAAGCGTTGGCGGACGTCACCAGCCCAGCGATCTGATTCTGCACGCTCGCGAACGCATTGCCGAGGGCACGCACGCCGTCGAATACCAGCCTGCCGATTTCGATATTCTTCAAGAAGTTGACGTTCTTGTTGAGTTGCTCGATGTTCTTGTCAGCCTTGCTTGCTTCTTTGCCGATCCCGTCGAGGTCAATCTTTGCCTTCTGGGCAGCACGGTTGAACTGATCCTGCGAGAGCCGCCCCGCATCGAGGTGCCCTGTCAACTCCTGCATCTGCTGCGAGTACCGCTCTTGTGGGCTCAGGTTCGCGGCGATGATGCGAGCCGCCGACGCGGCAGCGTCAGCACGCTCCTTCTCGACGCCAGTGGCACGCTCTGACGCACGGACGAATGTCTCTTGCGAGATGGCCCCACGCTCTAGGAGGTCTTGCAACCTGCCAAGCTCCTCGGCCCTCCGCTCCTCTTCGCTGCGAACCTCGCGGGTGACACGCAGCCCCTCCTCGAACGCAGCCGCAGACGCCTTGGCTTCCTCGGAGAGCTTCCCGAATGCCGCTGCGTATTGTTCCGGCGCAACAACGCCGTCTCGCAACTGCTCGGCAAGCGACTCAAACTTCGCAGCGAACTCCTCTTGAGCCTTGCCTGCGGCAGCCGTCTTGTCGGCAAACGGCTGGAACACAGCCGTGGCCTTTTCGGCCTGCTTGCCGAGATTGTCGAGCGCACGCTCGACAGGCGTGAGTGACTTCGCCAGCCCGCTGGCGTCACCAGTGACCTTGAGCGCGAGTCCGAGAATGTTCGCCATCAGCCACCACCTAGCGCCGACTGAAGCATCCGAATCTGTGCGAGCATCTGATCCTCGTGCTGCGGTGGATGCTCAATCGGATTGAAGTCCTCGGCACTCGGTGCCTTGCCTTTTGCGGAGTACGGTGCCAGCATCGCACTCACCTCGAGCCCTGTCTGTCTCCACGGATCTGGCAACGCCTGGAAGTACCGCGTGTAAGCCATCCACTCGGACAACTCGCGAGAATCCATTCGCTCGCACAGTTCGCCGACCGTCATCTTCAAGTGCCCCGCCAAAGCGAAGAGAAACCTCCGCGTCGGCGAGACACTCAGGTTTTCCCCAGCTGCTCGACGTCCGCCTCCGTCATGTTGTTGTGTTGGAGCGCCTCGTCGAAGAGCCTGCCCATGACGGCCCCGCTCTTGTTCGCGAGCGCGGCGACCTGCTCGCGGGTAAAGAGCAGCTCGCCCTTCTCGTTGCAAAGCACCCTGCACAGGTACTCGGTGCGGAAGTTTTCGACGCCGGTCTCCCGCTTGCCCATCCACAGCCGCTCGTAGGAGTCACGCTCGCCGACGCTCATCACTCGGATATAAACGTCATCGCCCCACTCCCTGACGTGAATCTTCTTCAACCCCAGGTCGTCGCTCGCCAGAATCTGCTCTGCCGTCAGTGCCATGCTCTTCTCCTAGATGGGTGCTAATCGCAGCGTCACCGTGTGTCGTTGCACATCATTGAGCTTCTTCTCGACGGCCAGTCGCTCGAAGATAGCCTTGTGAGTGAACACGACGCCCGGCCCCGAGACTTGAAACGTGGCACGCTTGCCGTAATTGGCAACGCTACAGTTCGCGGTCCCGAGGCACGCTATCTCTATAGTGCCAAGGTCAAGCGCGAACGCACTGCCGGCTGGCGCTGCACGCGAGATCGGCAGATTGCCGCCGAGCGTCACTTTGAAGTCAGTGACCTCGGTGAACGCAACGCTGTTCCAGGTGACGGTAACGCCGGCAGCATAGACAGCCATGACGGGATGCCTCCGTCACGGCAACTAGCGAGCGACCTTGAAGACCGCCTGGCCCTTGATGACGTCGTTCGTGGCAAGCGTCACGGATGAGCTCACAACCGTGGCGTTCTTTGAGAGGAACGATGCACCGGCGTGCGTAATCACAAGGGCCGCGCTGGAGGCATCGGCCACGACAGCCTTGCCGAGATAGTCAATCGTGACCTGCCGCCCCGTGTCGGTGGCGTTGCCGGTCAGCGGGCGGTCCATCGTCTCGACGGAGTTGCCAGCGGTGAGCCCGAGGTGCGACACGTCGATCGTGTTGTCGGTTGCCGGGTCGGCCAGGTTGTAAACGATGTTCGTCACGGTAAAAGCCGTGCCGCCAAACGTGAACACTGTTCCCGCACCGTCATGGGGCGTGATCGCCATGTCTCAACTCTCCTGCCAGAGGATGCCGTAGATCTGTTGCACGGTGTAAACCGGCGGGAGGTCGCCGCCGGCCAACTGGGCGAATCCGTCGCTCTCGTTGTCGAGCGACACACGCGCCACAGTCACATTTTCCAATGTGCCCCCCCAGCCATCCAGAGACTGCCGGCACTGGTCTGCGATATCTCTCGCGGATTCGTAGGTCTCTGCGAAGATGTCGACCGAGAGGCTTACTGTCGGCGCGCCGATCGGTCCCTTGAGGGACTGTGCTCGCTCGACCGCCACACGCCGCCACGTCACGAACGGCAGGGCCGCCGTGGCCGGTGCAATCACGGGGTAGATGCGGGTGCCGATGAGGGCGGTCACACCGGCTGTCGCGACGAGGCGGCTGCGAACGGCAGCCTCTGGTGATTTCAAAGGCATCGTCAGACTCCGGAGAGGGTGCCTTCGCCGCGGAACGTGAGCGTGCTCAGTGCTCGCTCCAGGCTGATCCGCAGCTCCTGCTGCAGGATGAACGCCACCTGGCCCTGCGACTGCTCAAACGCAGTGCGAACCGGCGGGCGTCCTGCACGACCGCCGACGGGCGTCGGTGCGATCACGATGGGCGTTTTCGACTTGCGGAAAAATGCCCCCGGATACGGCGGGTCAGTCTGGACGCGGCCGTTTCGCTGGCGGATCGTGTCGAATGGCCCGAGGGTCTTGAAGCTCGACGCGATGTAGGCGTTCTGTCCCTTGACCGTATGGACGACGCCCTTGCCGCGGACGGTCTCTTGTATGCCCATGCGGGTTCGCACAAACGGCACCGTCGGGCTTTTCCGCTGGTACGGCGTGTTTGAGAACTTGCCGACCACACGCTGCCGCGTGCCGTACTCAATGAGCCACTGGTGATAGGCCCGGTCGCCAGAAGACGCACGCGAGGAGCGGACCTTTCCGCCGGCAGCACTGGTGGAGTCGAGCTTTCCGGCACGCTTGTAACCGATCAAGGCTACGGCGTTGCCATCCCTTGAGTACGCGATGACTTTTGTGGAAATCGCAGCACGCAGATTGCCGGTCGGCCCGACGGGCGTGAGTTCACGCAGGCGAAGCCTGGCTGGCTCAATGGCTTTTTCCAGTGCTTCCTTCAGCGATTGTGCAGTGAAGTTCGTGTCGCCCAGCCCCCGGATAGCGTCCCCCACCTTCTTGAGGTCGGGAAAGTCTGCCGAGATGACGATGCCGGCTGTCGCCATCTAGGTGTTCTCCTGGCAGATAGCCTCGTGCTCTTGGCGGTTGCCGTGCTCGAGCAGGCTGACAATCTCCAGCGTGCGAGACCGCCACGAGAAGCGATGCGACTGCGTCAGTCCAGGCAGATACCGCAGCCGCACGCGATGGCTGATTGCCGTCTGGCTCTGCCCCGCCGTGATCTGCTCGCGTGCCGACACGCCCTCCACGCTCGCCCAGACGGCAGACGAGTCGGACCACGTCAGCACCGTTTCGCCGAGGGCATTGGTCGTGCCACTGGCGACCTGCACCGTGACCCGCTCGCGGAGCTTGCCGGGGTCAATCATCGGTACGAGCCCCAGCGTTGAGCGTCGAGCAGCGCCTTCGCACCGAATGGGATCTCATTCAACGCCCCGGCATCGGCCGCCAGCCGACGCTCGTACCAGTGCCCCACGAGCATCAGGATGGCATTGCGGACGCCCTGCGGCACGTCGTTTCCAGACGAGCCGCGACCCGCCCACCACGTCACGGTGACGGCGTTGTAATCCATGATGTGTCCAGGCCACGCCCCGCCGTAGTTCGTGCGGATCACGCCCGGCGTGCTGTCCCGATCCACGCGGTACTGCGTCGAGGACAGCGTTGCCGTCGTGCCGCTCTCGTCGAGCGTGTACGTGACCGTGACGGCGGTAGTCGTGCCGGCAGTTGCCATCGGTGGACGCGGCAACTCGATCTCGACGGGGAACCCGTCCATCTTCATGGTCAGCTGCTGGTGGACGAGCGACTCGTCCATGTACGCCTCGACCCACTCGCGGGCCGCCGTCACCAGCGACGCGATGTAGGCGTCGTCGGTCGTGGAGTCGACCCGGCAGTGGCCCTTCGCCTCGGCTAGCGAGACAGGCTCAACTATCGGCTGCGTGACCGTCCTGATGCTGCGGTAGTTCACCGTGTCGCTCCTTGGGAGGTCGCCCCCGCCGCCGCGGAGTCAGGTCCGCAGACTCGCCGCTAGGCTCAAGTGCCGCCGTCTCGATCAGGTCGGCCTGCCGATCTGCTACGGCAGTGCCCTCGGCGATGAGCCGACGAGCCACTGCCTCGTCGCAATCGACAACGTCGCCCGGCCGGTAAGTCGAGTAGTTCTTCTGGAATTTGATTTTCACGATTGGGGCACGCTCCATGCAGTGTCGGGGGCTTTCAGCTTGCTCGTAAACTCCGTCGTCCACTGGAAAACAGGCGAGCTGAGATCCTTGCCGGGCCACGTCACGACGTACTCGCCGTGGCCGAGAATCACTCGCGGCGTCACGAACACGCGGTTCCCGCTGTCTCGCCAGTTTCTCCAGAAGTAGATGTCGTCATCGAGGCGACCGTCGTTCCAGGTGCCGTCCTCGGAGGGACGCGACCAGAACCACGGCTTCTTGCACCGCTTCAGCGCCGCCGTCGACAGCACCGTCAGGCCGAAATGCGCGGAGTCCACTTCCTGCACGGGCTCACCGAACCAACTGGCGGGCACCGTCGTGCTGCCGGTCGCGGGAGGATTGTCGAGCGTGCCCTTGAGCGTGAGCATTGGCCTCCCGTCTTCGCGCTTTG